TCCAAATGGCATATTTATTCCCTTACGAGCCCTAAATGAGTTGAGAGACATTTTTACCGGAATCTGTACTGACTTCGAAGCCAAGCTGATCGAAGTTGAAGGAGAAGGAGATCACGTCCATCTTCTAGTCGAATATCCGCCAAAGGTATCTGTTTCAAAATTGGTGAACAGCCTGAAAGGGGTTTCCTCAAGATTGGTTCGAAAAAAAGGACATCCGACCATCCAGAATGCTTTATGGGGAGGCAGCCTCTGGTCCCCAAGCTATTTTGCAGGAGCATGTGGAGGAGCTCCGCTTGCTGTAATTCGGCAGTATATCGAACAGCAAGAATCTCCTCGGGTCTAAAAGGCGCGATTCATCTCGGCCCTGAACGGCCGAGTTTTCTCGCGTCCAGGGATAAAAACATTCCTGTTGACGTAAGATATTTTTAAGAATCACAATGAATCTGCCGATCTAAGTTAGCTATAGACGCTAGCAGTGCCGCTACTTTTTGAACGGAGTCTCCTCAAGCGGCCCTTCTTAATGACCTAAAAATCCATTTTTTGATGACTGAGTGCAATTCTCAGGATCGGCATTTCCCTATGAGAATGTGAAAGATTTTACTATTTAATGGAGATTTTATTAGAGTGTAAAAAAAAGCCCTAGGTAAATAACCCCTAAGGCTCGACTAAAACACCGAGAAGTCTAAACCCCTTCTCTAGACTGCAATGCTAGCATTGTTTTTGTGAAAATGCAAGTGATCGTTACCTATTAGGAGTAACAGCACCTCACAAAAACAACAAAAGCATAAACAGGCAGGAGCAAGAGCTTATCACATGTGTGTGACTTCTGTCAACCAATAGGAGTAGAATATGAGCGTACATCATTCATTTTCAACGGATTTCGCGGCTCTATATGGAGTAAATGAAGCCATACTTATTCACCATTTTCAATTTTGGATCACTTTTAATCGAAGACTTAAGAGGAATATTCGAGAGGGAAGATGCTGGACTTATCAAACGAGACGAGAAATACAAGCGCATTTTCCTTACTGGAATTTCGAAAAAGTAAGGCGTATTTGTGAAAATCTTGTAAAGCTAAAAGTCCTGATCACCGGAAAATTTAATAAGAATCCGATCGACAAAACTTTGTGGTATGCGTTTGCCGACGAAGAAGCCTTCCAGGTAGATGAGAATTCAATTAAATCTTACGAAAGGCAAAATTGCCATACGAAAGGCAAAATTGCCACACCAATACCAGATAATAAATCCCATATAGTCACTGGAGTCATCGACTCTTGCAGAGATTGCAAGAGCAATGACTCCAGTGACTCGGGCGAGGCGCCAGGGCAGTCGCTGGGGTCATTGCCTTCGCACACGGCGCGAGAGGAGGCAGTCGCTGGCACGAAACGCGCAAAGCAGCCTGCAGGATCGAAGGAAACCCTCTCGCCTCCTCAGCAGAAACCCTCGCAAAGGCCCCTGGCAGGCTCTCCAAGCAAACAGAAGTACCCACTCATGCCGTCACAGAGACCACTGCTAGATAAGTTAACTGAGGCCAATCTAGGGGCTACCGAAGAGACTTTGACTATCATCATTCGTGAGAACACTGAAAAGAAATTGAAAGACTGTCTAGTACACCTGGAAAATCATATTGCCAAAGGAGGAACCTTCAAGAATTCCAAAATTGCATTTTTCCGCAACGCTCTGAAAGACTCTCAAGTCCTCGTGGACGAAAATACAGTTCGTAATCGCCAAGAAGCTAAGATTTTCATAGAAATCCGAAAGTCAGCTCTTGAATTGCATGAAAAATATGTCCAATGTCCTAAGACAAAAAAAGATCTCCCGCTCAACATGCCAAATCTAGACGAATTTATCAGAGCTTTACACAATTTAGATGGTATAAACAGGCGATTTCCTTGAATGTCACACATGTGCTAGTATAAGTCATGTTTTACTTATGTCAGTCCGAAGAAGAATGCAAAAAGCTATTCCGCAAGCTTGCACTCAGGTTGCATCCAGATCAGGGCGGTAGCGGCGAACTCATGCAACTGCTTCAAGGAGCGCATGAAATTAGGCTTGCGACGCTTCGCTCCTCGAGGCCCGCTTCCTCGCACCGGAAATTTACCCAAAGATCACCAGAAGATCAGGACCATGTTTTCAAATCTGAATAAATATGCCAAAACAAATCCAAAATTCAACATGGATTTCATCAATTCTCTCGCTGAGCAATTTGAGAAATATAGCTCTCTATCCGATCTGCAAAAGGCCTCTCTAGCACGAATTCATAGATCATTCATTAAATGATTTGAATAATATCACACATGTGCTACACTCATCTCATAGGAAGACATATGCGAAGAAAAATAAATTCAACCACTTGGGTAAAATTAGATACCGTCACTGCAAATGCCGCAGAAATCCTCATTCTCTTGAGGGCCTATATTCCTCAAGAGCCGCGCGATCTAGAGGAAGTTCTATTCTATAAAGCACAACCTGAAGATCCAGAAATTTGGTGGTATGAATGAAAATATTCGAACTACATATTCAAATCAAAAATGGTGGTATGATCGTACTACCTGATGTCAAATGCGATTTCGGAACCGTCAAAGGTAAATTTAAACAAGCTGCTAAGGATGATAAACCTATGGAATTCAACATGCCTGACGCGGATTGGCTCATTAATGCTAGCGATGTCGCTTTCATTAAACATAGTTATCATATAGAACCAGATAAAGAAATTATCGAAGAAAATGAAAATATAGGAAATCAATGAATGACGTAAAATTTACTGACTACAAAGCTACTCCTGGAGAAAAACACCTAGGTATCGCTACCGTGCTAATCAATAACATCATCTTTTTGCGCTACAAAATCATGACAGGTAAACAGGGAGGCCATTACCCCAACATCGCCTCTTACAAAATTACTGAATATGGCACCGACTCATATATGCCGGCATGGATCATCGAAAGCAATATGCTAAAAGAAAAAGTTCATGAAACCATTCTCAGCAACGTCCATCGTATCCTCAGTCAGCCTCAGATCGTGCAAGGACAGCCCTACGCCGCCCCCTCCTTCTCGTTGCAGGATATGCCTCCTCTCAGGCCGATCGAAGAATCATTACCGTTTTAATGCTAACTGAGAGCGAGAGGGAAGAGCAGTGATATCGAGTGAATCCCATCAGTCGACTAGCCCCCGTAAGGGGCACTTAAAATCTCCCCCAGCAGGCGCTAGGGAACGAATCCCGCTGACAAATCGGGAGCTCATGGAGAGCTAATCTTTCTTGCATGTCTTCAAAACCCATTTGATAAAATCAATGACGGCAAGCACGCCAACCGCCATGAAAATTGAAGTCAATACCAACCATAACACGTAACTTAACGTAAATGGCCATTCATTCGGCATACAAACTCCTCAAAGCTTTTATGAGAGATCTCTGATATTCCAAAGATTTAATCGCATCTAAGCTCAATGTAGAGCCTTTCACAATCATTCGCTCTATTAATTGATATTCACTCTTCAATGCTCGAATGTCTTTTTTTAATATTTTCTTATTCGTAGACATCCACACCACTTTTTTTAATCTCTTTCAAAAACTGTTCATACTCCTCTTCGCGATCTAAGGCAATGAGAAGATGTTTCCACTTCTCTAGGCATAAAGGAAGTGCACCAGTAGACGTAAATATATTGTGGGAAAATAAAGAGAAATCTAGCGTTCCTAAATAATCTAGGACTTCGTCGAGGGCTATCGCGTAACCCTCATGTCTAGCCATTCTATCTAATGTATGTCTCATTTTTTCTTCTGTATTCATAATTTTTACTCCATTACAATTTTATGGTGAATCTAAATTGCTTTTGATGACAAGATCTTTTCCCCGCATATGCGCCCATTAAATCATTCAATAGCGCGTCTTTTTCTTACTCTGTCATTTCATTCTTAATTTTTAGAATCCTCAACATTTCATGTAATCTTTTCATTTCATCCTCTCTTCTTGTATTTAAATGTTTCTTTTTGTTAAAAATATCCGTGAGAGTCGCTACAACCTTGAGGCGCTTAGCCTGCTTGGGAGCTTTTCTCTCAGATAGCTATATCATTGCACACATGTGCTATTTAGTCAATAATTAAACCAAGTAGAGGGAAAATGGCTCAAATAGATAACCTTAAAGGAAAAATTTTCACAGCTCCTAAAGGGAATAAATTCGCGGCCGGATCCGGACGTCCCCCTATGCAATTTTCTGAGGAATATATCCTCGAAATCGGTCAGGATTTTTTGGAGTGGATGAAAGAATGTGACAAGGATCCTAGTTTCATTATTGCTAATTTCTCTCAGTTTTATTCAGAAATAAAAGGATTATGTCCAAAACAATGGGCAATCATAACTCTACGTGAGAGCTTCTTGAGCATATACGCTCGCGGCAAGGCGTGGATGCACAAACGCATAGTGCAAAACAAAGCTTTTCCGAGCGTTTATGGGAGTAGATATCTCTCCATGTATGATTCAACCCTGCTCGAACATGAGGAGGCAATCGCCGACCGCGAAGCTGCCCGACGCACTAAACAGGAAATTGAACAACAGCAAAACCTAGCAGAAATGGTGGTCGAGTATCAGAAAAAATACAACATCCAAAAACCTACCTGATCCTCTAGAACTCTTTTGCGATAAATCTTGGCGTCTCAACAATATCTATCATGTTGTCGACACCAATGGGAATTCCGTACAATTTCGGATGAATCGTGTTCAGAAACTGGTATATCAATGTTCACATCCTCGTAAGCTGATCCTAAAGGCTCGTCGCATGGGTATGAGTACATTTGCAGTTCTTGACTTGCTCGATGACATCATTTTTACCAGTAACATGGCAGGAGGCATCGTTAGCTATTCTCTAGAACATGCTCAGCACATTTTCAAGCGTATCATCGGCCATGCGATCGACAATTTGCATCCAGCTATTACGCAGAGAATGGGCATCGTGCAACGGTCAGCGAAAGAGCTTACCTTGAATAATGGATCTTTTCTTCGAGTCGATACTAGCCTGCGAGGAGGAACGTATCATAACATTCTAGTCAGCGAGTTTGGGAAAACATGTGCGCGTTCGCCCCTCAAAGCTGAGGAGGTCATCACTGGTACCATTCAAACAGTCCCTCTCACAGGCAAGATAACCATAGAAAGTACGGGTGAAGGGAATGATGGCTTTTTTGTGGATATGGTTAACCAGGCCGCACAAAGAGGAAATACAGACCTATCGCCGCTGGATTACCATTTACTATTTTATCCATGGATGCTAGAACCTGCGTTTACAATGACCCAGCCTGTAACCATTGATACCACTCTGACGGATTATTTCGACAAAATCCAGAAGGAAACAGGGCATACCATTAATAGGATGCAGCGCCAATGGTACGCTCATCAGAGATCTCTGCTGCAAGAAAAGATGAAACAGGAATACCCATCCACTGTTTCAGAGGCGTTCCTGAGTTCTTCTGATGCCTATTACTTTCAGCAATGCATCGAAGCGGCATATCAATCTGGCCGTTGTCTCTCCACGAACCCATATGATCCCATCGATCATCTCTATGTAGCTATGGATATAGGTGTAAATGATCTAACCGTTATGGCATTTTTTCAGGTGATTCACGGGGAGATACGGGTTGTTGACTACTATGAGGACAAAAACAAGGGGGTGGATTTCTATGCGAGATACCTACAGCAAGATAAAAAATATCTGTACCACACAATATTTTTACCCCATGATGCTGCACACAGAGACGGTATTGTCGTCGAAAATACGTATGAAAAGGATTTCCGGCGGCTTTTCGCGCAGACAAATACAAAATTTGTGGTACTCAAGCGCACTGACAAGAACCTCAGCATTTCTAATGCAAAACTCAAATTTGAACGTTGCGTTTTTAACTTATCTCGTGTGAAGCCTTTTCTCGATCAGATTAGTAAATATCGAAAAAAGTGGAGCGAGCAATATGGAAAATATCTAGACGAACCTTATCATGATACGTCGAGCAATTTTGCCGACTGTTTTCAATATTGTTGTTCAGGCGTTTCGCACATAGAAACTGTAGGAAATCTAAAAGGTTCTATGGAGAAACACAAGGTTGCGGTAGAGTCGAGACGAACAAGGATTTGATTTGCCATTAACACGCGCTGAGATCTGGTCAGAATTTCAAGAAAACTATCGTTATGCGCATGATTATTGGAGTCCTTTCGTTAGCAACGCCCAGGTATTTACTTTGGGCGCTTCGGGTTATACATGGTCACAGAAAGAGCGACAGCAACTTCAAAAAGAAGGGCGAGAGCCTTTAGAGTTGAATATCATGCGGCGCCCGCTAGAGTTTTTCTCTGGATATTTACGGGACAATCTTAATTCTATTGTCATCGGTCCGGTAGAAAATAGTGATCAAAAAACCGCTGATCAATTAACGATGATTTCCGACTATGTATGGGACAAAGGCACAGGTTATAACACGTTCCTGGATGCAGCTGATGAGATGCTGAAGAGCGGCATGAGTCTATGCGGAGTGCAGATGGATTATAGTCGGGATTTCATCAATGGGGACATTTGTTTTTTCAAGCGCACGTTCAATCAATTTTACCTGGATCCGACATTTGAAAGTTTAAATCTCAGAGACTGCGCATTTGCGATCACGCGTGATTTGCTAGATCGGAATCTCATTAAGCAATTATTACCTTTCGTTGATCCTAAATTGATAGAGGATATCCAGAATGGATTTCGCGATGAGAAATTTCTTAGCTATCATCCAAATTTTACTACTCTCAGTCGCAATCGCAATCTCATGGCATATGATCAGTATTACAAACGTACCACGCGCCGTAGAAAGTTCCTGGTCGATCTAGATTCAGCATACTACAGAGATATAACGGACGTAGACGGAGAAGAGCTGGCCAAGCTTAAGAAAGGCATCTATCGACTGCGCAAGCTCCGCGACGAAGCTGCTGATCTCTCCATGGATGAGAATAAATTACCTCCTCAAGTGGAAATCCGTGAAGAGAATAGACCATATGTAGAGTTGCATATCATGTTAAATGGCCAGGAAGTCTACAACGGAGAGGACAAAACCGGAGTCGTTGAAACGTACCCATTCGTTCCCCTTATCTGTTACATGGAGCCATCGATCTGGATGCCTTCGCAGCGCATTCAAGGCATGGCCGCAGCTCAGTGGTCGAATCAGCGCAATTTCAACAAGCGCCATATGAAAATCGTAGACATGATGGATAGTGATATCTCTACTGGATACAAATATATGATCGGGGCTGTAGCCGATCCTGAAGATTTACAACAATCAGGACAAAATAAGATCATCGGAATTGACCCTGAAGGAGCCGGAGCACATGGCATGGGCGCTGTCGAGCAATTGCGAGGCGGTGGAGCGAATCCAGCGCTTCTAGAGTATCAGAGTATCCTAGATAAGTTATCGTTGACCCTAGCGAACGTAAACGAGTCGGTTTTAGGAATCGACGAAAAAGGTAACACTCAAGTTTCTGGAAGGCTGGCTCAAGTCAGGATTGCTCAAGGATTGCGCTCTAATCGCAAAGTGTTCGATGGCATTGAGGAATCGCAAAAGACGCTTGGGAGCATAGTCCTAAAAGTTATCCAGAATCATTATCCCGCTGGCAAGGTGCGCCGAATCATGGGCGAGGAGCCGACTGAGCAATTTTACAACCAGGAATTCGAACAATACGATGCGGTTATCAAAGAGGGCGTCCGCTCTCAATCTCAGCGAGACGCATATTATTATGAACTGATTAACCTCAAGCGCGATGGCATCGTAGACGTACCTCAAGAAGAGATCGTCCGTGCTCTACAAATGACGGGCCTTAGCGATCTCCAGGAAGCTATAAAGAGACAAAGTGAGCAAATGGCTGATGAACGTAAGATGGCTCAGCAGGCGCAAGCTATGCAGATGGAGGCGCTAAACGCTAAAAAAGAGGCAGACATCGGTTTAGCGCAAGAAAGGAAGTCACGGGTCATCGCAAATATTTCTCTCAAAGATGAGCGCGAATCAGAATCGGTAGAAAATTTAGCTATGGCAGCGCTGGAAAGAGCGCGTGCTATCACAGAAATTTCCAAGTTGCATGACGACCGTATTTTACAGGTATTGCAATTTGTAAATCAGCTAGAGCAACAGGAAGTGGCTCAGCGGGAAGAGCTGAAAGCGCAAGTGGGCCAAGAAGCGCACAATATTAACACAGAAACTCAAGGTTCAGCAGAATCCAAGATGGTTCAACAGGCTTCACAGCCTGAACAGGGGTAAAAGTTTTGTTAATAATCAAAATTAGTCGTAATGTGTAGGAATAACCCAAAATAGGAGAAAAAATGGGATACGATAAAGGTAAAATGTCCGGCGGATCTAAATTTATGGACAATGGAAAGGGCTTGTGCAGCTATTCCAGCAATCCAATGAAAGCCGCTTCAAGAACATCGTCTCAAGCAGGCCCTGGGTCTAACCCCGATCAGAAGAAAGCAAATGGCTTGTTACAAAAAGCACATGCGAAGAACGAAAGCCTTCGTGGCGTAAGCGGTATGTAAACTCATGACGACACAGCTCCTGAAGGCGGATTCGGATTTACTTCTTCATGAAGATTTTATTGACGAAAAAGATAAATTGAAATCGTTTTTAGGCAAGGCTGTGGATCTGATTGTAAATAGGAATCAAAATAAAACAGAGCCATATTTCATAGTTTTTCATGAGATGTCCGATGCTATCAACTCTAGGCAGAAGATACGAATTGAAAACAGTTTACCAGGATTTGTAACCAACCAGATCGTTTTCTGGGTAAATAATTCTTCCGGTATTTGTGAATGGTTATGGACGGTTCCTCCTAAAGAGAATGGAAAGTTAAGAGTTGAGTTTAATACTACGGGTGTCGCCTACCTGCAAGCAAAGGGCGCAATGCCATCGTGATAGGCTATATCACGCTATAAACAGGTATAAATGAGTACGGATACTGTTGACGTGCAAGAAGAAGTAGCGCAAGAAAAGGCAATCGAGCAGCCATTAGAGCAACCTGAACAGGTTGACGCTCCTGTTGAGGAACAAGCTAAAGAAGAGCGCGTTCCACTTTCGGCACTGCAAAAAGAGCGACGAAAACGACAGGAAGTAGAGCAAGAGCTGAAATGGCATAAGGAACAAGCGCAAGCTAAGCAAGCGCCTCCTGAGCCTGATGAGAGCCAATTCGAAGCCGCTACAAAAGCTGACTTAGGAAAATCTCAACAGCAGATCGTGAGATCCGTTGAAGAGAGACTGTGGATTAAACAGAATCCTGAGAAGGCCGAAGAAGTAAACGAGAAACTAGCTGAGTTTTTAAAACAAAGACCCAACCTAGCTTCGGCGATCGAAGGCGCGCAAAACAGGTATGAAGAAGCATGGGAGTTAATAGATAAATTAACCCCTAAACAGAAAGCGGCATTGAGGCCAGCACCGATGAAGAAGGACACCCCAGGTAATCCTGCGGGCTCTCCTAAAGCAGCGGCGCTCAATCAAGCTGTTGATGTGATGCAGATGTCCGATTCAGACTTTATAGCGTGGAGGAAGTCGCAAGTTAAGCGTAGGTAGGGTCATGGAGATAAAACATGTCCGTCACAACCACCGCCAGTTATGGCTCAATGAGCGATCGCTGGGCACACAGAGCGCTACTACAACGTAGTAAGCCTCGCTGCGTCCACAATCTTTTTGGTCGAGCATTTACGCTTCCCCAAAAGAACACAGATACAATGGCTTTCAGACGTCAAGAGAACTTGCCGAATGATCCAGTCGTCCTCACTCAAGATGCTGATCCAGCACCTGTACAAGTAAACAAATTCGATATCAACGTAACCATACAGGAATTTGGCCAAGTCGTCCTCCTTTCTAGAAAAGTTATTTTGACTGTTGAAGATGACACCGCTAACGAAACAGCCGACAACCTTTCTCAGTGCATGCATACAATGCTGGACAAGGTTACACGCGATGTTTTCGCTAGTTCTGTGCCGCAAATTTCTTGTTTAAATGGTGTTAACGGAAATGCGATTACCGAACTAACTCAAGTCGATGTTAATAGAGCAATTCTATATCTTGATCAAAATGATACAGAAAAAATGACTCCTACAGTCGACGGAACTATGCGTTTTGGTACCGGCCCTGTGGAACCGGCATATTGGGTAACTAGTAACGTAAAATTGAAAAGCAATATTCGTGCTCTTGATTCATTCGTTCCTACCTCTCAGTACGGTTCACAAGATCCTGTGCTTCAAGCGGAGTTCGGGGCAACTGATGAAGCTCGCTGGGTAGTATCCACCCTCACCTACGTAACTGATGACAACCCTCCTGTGTACTACAACACATTCATCGGCGCTAACGCTTATGGATATGTAGGACTCGATGAAGTATCAACAGAGATGATCCTTAAACCACTTGGGTTCAATGATTACCTCAACAGATTCCAATCAATGGGCTTCACAGCTTGGTTCAATGCTGCGATCCTGGACGATTCCCATATCTGCACACTGCTATCAACCCAAGCGTCAGCTTAAGGAGTTCATATGTCAGATCTATTTTTAGGCCAAACTTGCACAGAAGCGTATACATTTCAATCAGCTGCTGCTGAGCATACGTTCACTTTCAATTTCCAGCCGGATAAGGTTACATTTTATAACCTGACCGCTTGGACTGCTACAGCTGGTAAAATTCCTATTTCTATCTGGTTTAGGGATCAAACTACTACAGCCTATGCATACCAAGAAAAAGTCATTGAGGATAGCGCGAGCAATAACGCTTTCAACTTTTTGCAAGCGACCACAAACGGATTCACAGATGCTAGCGATGCCGGCGGAGCACCTGCTTATCGCTCTCTGGTTTCTGCTATTTCTCAAGCGGATCCATGCGTAGTTACAACCTCGTCAGCTCATGGTTTTCAGACAAATCAAATGGTGCGCTTTACAGATCTTGGAGATGTAGGAGTAACCGATCGAGGAATGTCTGATTTGAATAACAACCGTTATTTGATCACCGTTCTGACATCGACCACATTTTCTTTGCAAGATGCTATCACTGATGAAGATATTGACTCTACCGGATTTGTGACTTACGTTTCTGGTGGTCGTGTGGATGTTGAGAGTCGAGTAATTTCGCTCAACAACCCACAACAATATCCTTATCAAACGACACCATATTCACCAAATCCGTTCCAATATGATGCACCAACTTATTCGCTTACTGCGGGTACTGCTGTTATGGGAACAGATAATGATCTGTTCCTCATCGAGGTAATAAAATATGGCGAAATCACAGCTCTGGGTGATCTAGCTTAGTATAAATATTAGGCGCTCTCAAAGGGCGCCTAATTCTTTTGAAAAAGCTATGGCTATAGGGCAACTTCCGCATAGGGCAACGATCGCTAATGTTACGAATGCCTATCCGTGTGTAATCACGACAAATGAAGTAAATGGCTATTCAACCAACGATTTCATTCGAATCACCGGATTGAATGGGTTCATTCCTACTCCTAGGGGAGAAGACCCTCTAAACAACAATAAATATCGCATCGTCACTGTAGACGACTATAGTTTTAAGCTGCAAAATGCGATAACATTCAAATATATTGATTCAACAAATTTCCCCCCATATGTTGAAGGGGGCGATGTAAACCTGGTAGAAGATACATTCTACTTTTATGGAGAAGCGTAATGGGCAGACACAGAAAAATTATAGAAGAAACACCTAAAGCGACTAATGACTTGGTTGCTTCCATGATTCCTAAAGTCGAGCAGGAAATCAGGATTGAAGATATGCCTCTCACTTCGTTGGGTGACTATTTAAGATATAATAAAGAAGCGCGTAGAATGAATAAAAAATTGCGCATTCTCAGATATCCGATTAAGCAATGTCCTGCGGAACTGCATCCCATGGAACGTATTGTTTTTGGACGCAATGATCAGCCTAACAATCCTCTACCCGTCTATCTATCAAATGAAATGATCGAATTTAGCATCAAACTCTACCCTGGGCGCACATACGATTTGCCTAGATGCGTCGTGGAATATCTAGCTACTAAAGGCACTCCTATTTGGGCTTGGTTTGATAATCCTGATGGTTCTAGAGAAACTCGTAAGACCGCTACGAATCCTAGATTTGCGATAAGAACCATTTACAAGGATTGAGTAAATGGCACAATTTGTCTCGGATTGCCTCAGAACGATGAGGCTAGCGATAGGGCGTAGGAATACGAATGATCCTGATTCCAGCGATGCTACGCTATTCCAGTATCTGAATGATTTCATTAATCTGACTATGTCCGATGATGTGAAAGTATTTGAGCAATTCGGAACATTATCATTTACTATTGATGAAGAGAATACCACGGGAGTTTACACATTTAATGATGTAGGTGCATCTTCATCTTTTACGAACATTTCTCAAGAGGCATTCATCTCACTGACGGATCCTCCTAATGAATCTATTTCCTGGAATCAGCTTCTTATCGTTCAAGATCCTGGTATCTTTTACTCGCAGTGGGGCATTAACAATACTGATGTCCTGATCTCGGGGTACCCTACTGAAATGCTCTATTATGGGACAGAAATGGTGTTTAGGACGATTCCTAACACTAGCTATTTAGTCCAGATATATGGCTACAAGATCGTACCCGAATTTTCTGCTACTGATGATGCGTTACCTTTCGATTATTGGATGAGATACCTAGCGTATGGTGCTGCAATGAATTATGCTCGGGATTATCGTTTTGAGGGGGAGAAGAGATCTATGTTAGCTTCTGATTTTCAGCATGAGAGGAAACAATTATTAACTAGGACACATAACCAACGCAAGGTAAGTCGCGCATATCCGAGATTCTAACTTAAGGACTTATGAATATAAATAGGATGAAAAAATGCCGCTAAAAAAAGGCAAAAAAGCCAGAACTAAAGAAGGTTTTTCTTCAAATATTCGAGCTGAAATTAATGCAGGAAAACCGCAAAAACAAGCCATAGCAATCGCTTATAGCGAAGCTAGACGCGGGAAGAAAAAACAAGCCAGAGGTCGATAGTGAAAATGAAAGACATGAAGAAAGACGCATCAGTGATGATGAAAAAAAAGATGATGGACGACATGAAAAAGGGATCGCAAAAACCAAAGGTGAAAAATGTCAAAGCTAAGTAAATTCAAAGAGAAAATGCCTCCTGCAAAAAAAGTAAATAAGAAAGGCGGCAAGCAAGTAGCTGGCCGTAAATATGCTGAAGATATAGAGGAAGAAGATTATGAAGATGCTGATTCGGATAATCGCCCCCGTGCTAAACCTGCTGATATCGCTCAAGCATTGGGTAGAGCAAAAGAAGGATATTCTAAAAAGAAACGTGTCAAACCTGATAAAATGAAGGGCAAGGGAAGATAATGGTCTGGTCGTCATTATGGCCCGACGGTTCTAAATCCGTCGCAGCTAACACAACACCTGGTCTGCAGAATACCGCCTATATTGAAACCACAATGAATCTAGATCACTTCTGGAACATTGGAGATGGTACCGACGGCTATCATGATCAGGTGAATTTGCAGACGCAGACAAGCGACCTAACACCGGCTCTGGGTGGGGTCATTTATGCTAAGGCGCCGTCTGCAACCAATACAGCTATTCAAGGATTCTGGAAGAATGCTACAGGAACTGCTTATCAGTTCATCCCTACGTTTCTGACAGGCACGATCAGTATTACTTCAACTAGCACATATACGACGATTGTAGCGATCCCAGCGCATTCCTACGGGCAGGTCTATCTATTCACGGATACGGATACGCAAGACATGACTTTCGGGTACTTCAAATCTTCGGCTACGTTGACTGAAGGATATTCGTCTATCACGTTGGCTGGTAATTCGCAATCTACATATAGTTTTAATGTTCGGTTAGCAAATGGTGACCAGGCTAGCGATCTAAATTTAAAAGCGCGTCTATATTATGGGGCTAGCGCTACGTACCAATACCGTATCATGTACTGGGCAACTTAATGGATATCGTCGAGATTACTGGGTATCGCACAGGGATGGATCGGGCCGGCGTTTCCTTCCTAGACCCATCCGACGCATTTGAGAATATGAAGAATGGCTACATCTATCGCCAAGTGCTCCAATCGCGTAAGGGATTCATCCAATTTGCAGATCAAGTTTCCGATAAGTCTCGCATAATGGGTATTTTTGAGAATGTTGAGGTTGATGGGGATACGCAACTTCTTGTGTGCAGTCAGGATTTTTTGTATTCATACAACAGCGGAACGAACGTCTTCGATCAAATTCCTATGGCTGGAGCTGCCCCAGCACTTGGATTTGGCATAGCTAGTCCTGAAGCGTACGTTTCTGGCACAAGTTACCCCACTGCTTCCGGAACTAGCAGATTCGTATTTACTGGATCTGGCATGTCTGCCATCTATTTTTATGATGGCACTGATGTAAAAGTTTTTACCAATGCAGTAGATAACACAAATTTTGAGCAACCTGCGGCTTCTATAGGAAATCTAGTGAGAGCGGTAAATGTAGTTTGGTTCAATGAAAGACTCAATTTCTTTGTTCCCACGACTTCTTTAGGAACATACTTGCAAGGAATCCTGTTTTCAGGCATTCGGGATACTGCCGGCAATGGCGATAAATTTAATGTTCCTGGGTCTGGGCTTGCTCAATGCGATACTTATGAAGTCATGCAGGGCGCCATATCTCTAGGCGATGTCATGATCATGAATTTCTCGCGCTCTAACTGGGTGCTGGAAAAGACTAGAGACGCTTTTAACCCAGTTTTCACTAGAAAAATCCCATCGGTACTTGGAACAGACGCGGGTTTTTCGGCTGTCTCATGGGCCTATGAAGTGAAGTCCATGGGAAAGACAGGGTTTGTTACTACGGATGGTAGGAAATCTGTTCGATTCGATGATAAGATTCCTTATTTCACAGCAGATTTTGTGGATCAGGATAATTTTGGGCTTTCCTATGGGGGATTTGATCGAATAAATGCTCAATTTATCTTTTCATATCGGTCAGTTGGTTCTAATCTTACTGCAACCACTCAAGATGCGGTGCTGGCATATAATTATGAAGAAAATTCATTCTCTATTAATGATCAGAGATTCAGTGTATTTGGACAAACAGATCTAGGAGAAAATTTCGTCTGGAACGATATTGACGAAATTAATAATCCTGAATGGGCTCGTATGGATGAAACAGAGGAGATCTGGAACAGAATTGGGTTGAATGCCTCTACACAAAAGACGCTTGCGGGAGACAATCTAGGATTTGTCTACCAGATTAATCAAGGGTTCAATGATTATTTCTTGAATATCTCTAGCATTTCTCAAGCTTCAAGCGCAGTTGTGGGAATCACGGATTCCCCATTTCAGGTGGGAGATTTAGTAACTTTTGAGAATGTACTGGGTATGACAGAAATCAATGATCTAACTCTAACAGTAACCGCTATTACAACGAATAGCATAACGGTAAACGTGAATAGCATAGGATTTACGGCGTATACTTCTGGAGGAACTGTCTCAAAACCTATTGATTTTGAAGCACAAATGAGTCCATTTAATCCTTATCGTTCAGTTGGAAGGAAGGTGTATGTATCCCATGTCGAATGTCTATTGAATACGGCATCTTCTCCACTTTATGTGGATGTATACGACGATGAGGAAGAGTCTCCATTTAAGACGGCGTTAATGGTTCCTAGCGATACAACTACAAAGGCTCAACAATGGCTAGAGATGATCGTTGATCAGGAATCCAATTTTCTAACATTTGTCTTGCGAAATAGCAGCGTAGGAACACAGACAATTATAACCTCAATTCGTATACATTGTAGCGCGGGAGCTCTCACGAGCTCGTAGGATTTTATGGCTAAAATTGCAGAATATTACGAAGTGGGCGACAGATCGCAGATGACAGTAGAGGATCTGCTTGTCATCGTTGAACAGATGTATCGAGATATAGCCATTCAGCTAAATAAGAAGCCAGATGTGTATCAACGAAATACCAATGGTCTGACTACTGATACATTTTTGAATAATGGAGATATCAATATAAATACTAGCACTATGAAGGTGGAAATGCTAACTAAGCATCAATCTTCTAGTGCGGTTACGTGGACTTCGTTGTCCTAAGGGAAAATATGTCATTTGATTTCGGAGGAGCAGCAGGAGGAGCAGGAACAGGAGCAACCATCGGTTCAGCATTTGGCCCTTGGGGAACATTAGCAGGCGGCTTGATCGGGGGTATAGGCGGCGGATTGCTTGGTCGTAAGAAAAATGAGCAGACCGATACTCAGAAAAAGCAGAAAGAGTTAATCGATCAGTTAATGGGATCTCTAAATGGTAACGGCCCTTATGCAGATCTTTTTCAGGCTAATGAAGCTGATTTCAATAAATCATTCGCAGAACCTGCAAGAGCTAGGTTTAAGAACCAGACCGCTCCTGGAATTCAGCAATCCTATATAGGCCAGGGCCAGCAATATAGTACAGGGCTACAGGATGAGCTAACCCGTGCTGGCGTTGATATGGATCAGCTTTTAAATGAACATTATGCCAATTATCAACAGCAGGCACAGAACCGCAAGGCAGGGGCTCTTAATGGCATCCTAAGCGCAGGGCCAGGAGTAGGGGCCGATCAGTCCTGGGGTGATGCTGCGTTGCAAGGATTAGGTGGTTATCTATCAGGAGATCGATTTGGTGGAGATATCGAGGGAATTCTAGGAACATTCAAAAAAAATGCTAATGGTCAATTTGATAATCAAAATGCACCTGGACATTCATTAAATGATACATATCGCCCTCCTCGTAAAGGATTCGAAAATGATGAACAATCATATAACCCATATACCGGAGTGATGCAATGAGCATGCCAAGTTCATTCGAATTAGGAGGTAAAATCTCTGGAAATGTGAGTAGAGGCATACAGGGAGCGCGTGATAAAAGTGCAATAGACGAAATCCTAGGGAAGGCTAGCGCTTCCGAAGATCCTCAAGCCATGCAGACAGCCTTTCAATCGATCCTACAAAATGTCTCTCCTGATAGGCAGCCACAGGCATTGCAGATATTACAAAGCAAAGTTCAAGAGCAGACTCAGCAAAGACAGCAGCAGGCTTATCAAGAACAAGGATTGAATCCTAATCTTCCTGAAGGGCTCAATAAGGAGATCCTCAAAACAAAAGGTCAAGCAGGTGTTAAATCCAATCTAGATTCGGTAGGTAAAACACTGGATTCTATAGAAGATTTGATAGGAAAAGAAGGGATTGGTCTGAGTGGGGGATGGAATCCATCAAGCGAAGCTAGATTTAATCGTGGTCAATTCCAATCTCTTCAAGCTGCAGTGCTTCCTCTTTTTAAAAGCATGTTCCCTAGAGGAATGACCGAGAAGGAATTTAAATTCATCAATGAAAATTACATTCCTCAGGTCAGTGATACAAATGAAACGCAGAAAGGTAAGATTAAAGGATTGAGACAGCTGCTTGGGCAAAATTCGGGTCAACAGGGGGCAAATGAAGCAACCCGTGAAATGCGAGATGCTCAGGGAAATGTGTATGACATTCCATCCGATCTCTATGAAAAAGCTCTGTCACAAGGTCTAAAATAATGAATGCTAATCAGGATTTTTCACAATTCCTTCGAAAAGCTCCAGCCAATCAATCCAAGAATTCTAATACTGAATTTTCTCAGTTTTTAAGAAAACCTAAACGGGAAGATGGCGGCTTATATGAAGAATTTATTGAACGTCCTGGGCAAATTATGGGTCAAGCGGTCGCAGCAGGATTTAGAGCATTGCCAAGGACAGCGTATGATCTTACAAAAACATTAGTAGGCGCTCTTGGAGGTAATTTATCCAAGCAAGAAGAGTTCGAAAAAAATGCTCCTGAATGGTTGAAAAAATCAGCTTCCGAAGCTTTTCCTACATATGAAGAAGTGAGAGAAAAACAAAAAGATCTAAAAACCTTGAGTGGGAAAAAGATTGCTCAGCCTGAAGGATCCTTCGAAAAAGGATTGGAAAAATTCGGTAGATTTGTGGGAGAAGCGCCATCTTTGGGAGGTGTTGGGGGGGTTAAAGGGCTTCTTTCCCTTGGCGGTCTAGCCGCAGGAATTCAGATAGGTGAAGAAAGTAATCTTGGGCCTATTGGACAGTTAGTAACCGGAGCAATTGGAGCCGCTACTCCCGCAGGTGTCGGTAGATTATTCAAGGCAGTTATATCGCCAAAAAAGAATTTAGCCAAAGCAGTTGCTAAATTTACCCCCCAAGAAACCATTGAACTTCAAAAGCAAATCATCAACGACGCTAGGGAAGCTGGAATCCAATTAGATATTGGAACTATGACAAAGAATCATTTTATAGAAGGCCTTCAAACAAAATTGGCCTCTTCTAGCCTGACCGGAAATGCACTGGAAGAATTTAAGAAAACTCTTTCGAATCAAGTAGTAGCACAATACAAAAAATTGGCTGATAATCTCGGGAAAGCTCAATTCGAGACGGTACATGATGCCGGAGAAGTGCTACAGAATGCTTTAAAAGCGGAAAGGGATGTAAGCCAGCGTCAATATCGCGATATCTATAACGGTTCTAAAAAACGCTTGAGTGACGCCTCCGTCGTCTATCCGGATAAGGTTATCGCCACGATCAACCGCCTCGAATCCGAGTTGAAGCCTGGAAGTCTGAAGGGAACCGAGCAAAAAGCTGTCTTGCAATTCATTGAAGATCTCAAGAAAGATGTTATGACTGCCGAAGGCCAATTGAAGGGAGCCAAGGTTAAGGATCTGATCAATGACAAAGTTGCCATACATGATATCGTAGACTATGAGATAGAAGGAGGAACTAAGAAACTTCTTATAACTTTGGCGAAAGAGATTGACGAAACAATACAACAATATGGACGTATCGATGCGCAATTTGCCAAAGATTATAAGTTGGCTGATAAGAAGTTTGGTGAGCATTCGCGCACATTCAGAAATAAAAACATTGCAGCATCTTTGAAAACCCAAGATCCTAGGCAGATCCTATCAAAGATGAATACCACCCAAGGAATCCGTGAGATTAAAAAGGCTTTGCACGGATCAGCTGAAGGAAGAGAGCTTTTCAAAGATATATCTCGATTTAAACTTGAGCAGCTCATTGAAAAAAGTTTAGAGCAAGGCGCAAGTAATCAAATCCAGTTTGGAAAATTTGGCAACACCCTGACAAAAGGACAAAATCGAGAGTTAGTAAGGGAATTACTTGGAAAGCAAGGATTTGAAAGTTTAGATAGGTTAATGAAAACTTCTCATAGGATCTCTGAATCTGCAAATAAATTTCTAAATACCAGCAAGACAGCATCTACTCTTTTTGATATGGGATTAGCAGGAACTTTACTCACAGAGGCAGGATATGCATTAGCTGGGAATCCATGGCCATTCGCATTAACAGCTGGCGGGCTGGCTGTATCTAGACAAACGGCAAAGTTAATTTCCAATCCAGAGTTTCTAAAAATGGTGGAAGAGGCAATTTTGGCTTCAAACACAAATAATCCAACTATAATGAAGCATGCAGCTGATAGGCTTCTTGAAACAGCTAAAACAACTTTGCGTGCGTCAGGAGAAGTTTCAGACAAGAAAAAAACTTAGCTTTGGTTTTTGATCTCTTGTTTAATAATTGCAACGACTACAGGTAACACAAATGTTATCACGCCCCAGCTGCATAAAATCCAAGCAAACCATGTGTAATCGATAAAATAGATAGCTGTAAGGATTATTCCATATATAAGCACTTTCATTTTAACTTTCTCCTTTAATTTTAAATGTTACACACATGTGCTATTTTAGTCAATTGGTAATCTTTAATTTAGTTTTTGTACATTAACAAAGAGGTGTCCCAATCGGCTTTTTTCATATTGACATGCGCGCACGGTGGTGCACCTTTTCGCGGCAAGGCTTCTCAGGCCTTTTCTGACAAAACTCGCAAAACCGATCGTCACACAGGCCCTCAGTCCATTCATTGCAGATAGGGCAGTACTTCGAATCGAATTCGGCATCATAGTCGATCCTATGGCGTTTAAAGCAGGTTTTCATATTTTAGGATGTGTATTTTCTAATTTCTTTATCATTTAGCCATGTCATTAAACCATTATTTTGAATAATGCAGTCTATCAATTCCTCTCTCATTTCTGAAATTTTCTTAAAAGTTCTTATGCCTAATTTTGGTATATTTCTCCATACCATTTCTGGAACTGTAAGAAATTCATATACTGTTTTTATTTTTTTAGCTTCTAGATATTTTAAAATGCGACTTGAAGGAAAATCAATATGTTCAAAAATGTAATCTTCTAATTGAATATTTCTCTTACGCAATCTATTCGAAAATAAAATTGTATTTTTAATATCAATTTTGCACTTCCACTTATATTTAAGCATTTTTCCATCCTATCTGCTCTGTACAGCGTAACATCTCTTGCACATATGTATCAATGATGATATGGTTGGCTCAGGAAAAACAAAATGATTCCGACTGTCTACGAAGAGATACGCGCCCTGCAATACAAGCTAAATGCTCTGTATGCTATGGGAGAGACCGGCACCAAGGATTATCGGGATACCGCGGCGAAAGTGGAGCGCTTGAGGAGACAACTGGATGCCATTGTGAACCCGCAAAATTACGCTAGAAAACGCAATTGGAATTTAGAGCAGCAAGTTAATATTTTGCGTAACTTCTGGTGGGGAGCTTGATCATTAGAAGAAGTGGTTTAATGCCTAAAATCCCCCTTGGGAGTAGCGTAGAGTAAAGGAGGCCGTATGATCCCTTTATCACCAACACTCAAACTGCCTTTCGTCTTTAAAGAGTCCTGCAACTGCATGTGTTGTTACAATGATGAACCGCACAAGTCCGATTCACCTGTGTACGTCAATAAAAATGGAGAGGTGAGTCTTTTAGAAAGCATGTACATGACTCGCATGCGCTGGACGATCAAGAGGAGTCATTCCAATATCCTGAGACGAATTGAGCAGATTGTAGAGAACAATCAGGTCATGCTAGAGCAAATCTCTGCATTCCTGGCTGATGAGGATATTCGTTTGTCTGGCGAGCATTATGTTACGGTAAGGCATATTGAGAAGATCAATGAAGTGATTAGTCGGGTGCTTTCATCGGAGGGTTGAAAATATGGAGCTATACCAGGTACTCATGATCGCAGCAGCAGGAGCTACCCTATTTTCAGGACTGATCGGCTGGCTCGTGTCTTGGATACGGGGTGTCGATCGTAAGACTACGGAATTAGAGAAAGAGGTAGCTGTGATTAAGGCTATTTTACAAGAAAGAGAGCGTAACAAATGATAAGTGCAATCCACAATGCCGCGCAGGTATACGAGGAAGTTCAACAAAAAAGCCGCCGAATTGAAACAATGATCAAGGTGATCGCCGTGGCTGTGCTCCTATTCTCTATCATCAAACTGCTGGTGGCTATCTATGCGGTAGGAATGGGCCCATTGGTATGGCCATGCGTAGGTGTTTTTTTAGCATACAATATGTTAAAAGAAAGTTGATATTATTACAGATTTTCAAATACAGTAAGCTTGTACTTTCTATATATATATCCACTGTCGTTTTCTTCTGTAAAAGATATGTATCCAGATTTTACAGCTTCCTGAAAAATTGAACTCATTTCTTTATCCGTAAATTGAGGGGCGGTTTGTGCAATCTCATGGATCACGATTTCTTCATGTGGATTTTTAGATAGCAGGTATCCTACAAGCCAGCGGCATGGAGGGGAAATATTTTTGTCATGCAGGATTCTAGCGACGAAACTCATGGAATTTTTCCCTCTTTTTGTGCACGAATTGGTACGTTTTTTATAAATGCTAAAAATTTTTTCATTGGGATTCCTTGAGCTGTTTGATTTTATCTATCAGCGCAATTCGCATAAGACGAGACAAATTAGTACGTGTCAATATAGCCATAATCTTAGCCTGCTCATGCAGATGTCTAGGTAAATAAATAGTCGTGCGGATGCATTCCTTTCGATCGTCTTTTTGCATTCATCATCATTATGTCAGTATTTTTTGTTGTATTCAATAAAAATGAACATTTTTATGCGCATTGGCATATCTTTAGGTCAATTCAACTTTTATAGGAGTATCAAGTGCCCAAATTTAGCAGACCAAATTCTTACACAGGTAAACAGTCAACCCAAGCATGGACGGGTGACACTCGTGCCGCCAATTCAGTAGAAGCAGCAGCGGGAGAAAGCACACAGCTTTATATATCCCCATCAACTCTAGCTTCGGCGGTTGGAGATCTAGTCCCATCAGCTACCACCGTTGTGGAAGGCGTGGTATTGATCACTGACAACAGCAGTCCTGTAGCAACTAAGGCATATGCGGACGCGCTTGCCATTGCAGGAGCTCCCGCTTGGTCAGAAAGCATTTCTGGTATTGGTCAACTCAGCACTGCCGCGGAAGCCGTTGCAGGTACTAATGATACTACTGCCATGACACCCCTTAAGGTTGCTGATGTTTTTGCAGCTCCTTTTTCTCTAGGTTCCGCAACTCCTGCTGCTGGTGCGTTTACTACGCTATTAGCAAGTTCCACTCTAGGGGTTTCTGGTTTAGCCTCTTTATCCGCAAGCGCTACCATCACCACAGGAGCTACCACCCTTAATTTAGCCTCAGACGCTTCCACGGGGGCAGTTAATCTGGGAACAGGGGCCGGAGCTCGCGCGATCACCATCGGGAACGTAACGACATCTACAGGAGTTACAGTAAATACAGGAACAGGCCATTTCACAGTAAATACTACCGGCACAGGAGATATCATCCTAAATTCTGATGATACCATGCTTTTAGATGCTGATGGCGTTCTTGAATTGAATTCTTCTGCTGGCGTAATCGGCATCGGTAATGACGCAGACGCTCAAAATATTAATATTGGTACGGGCGCCGCTCAACGAGTTCTGACGATCGGTAACGGAACTTCCGCTACTCAAGTTGTTATTAATTCAGGCACGCAAGGTATCAATATTGGTACTAATTCGGTTGCTCAAACAGTCACTATCGGTAATCAGACTGGCGCTAGTGCTGTAGTCATCGACTCAGGAACAGGCGCTATCAATATTGGTACAACTATCGCGAAAGTCGTGACAATCGGAAATACAACTGGCATTTCTGGAACGGCGCAATATGTAGGAAGCGGTAATTATGTCCTAGACGGAGTAGCGGCATCTACTTATGCAATTGGTGCATCAACCACTTCGGGGACGATCGTGATTGGAGGTACAGCTCAAGCCGGCGCTACGATTACTTTAGGATCATCCTCAGCAACGTCAACCGTCACTATACAAGGTGGTGCTGGAGCATCGACCACCTTAATTGGTGGCGGAACGGCTGGTGCAAATACTACGAGCATAAACAATGGCACTACTGGAGTTAATTCAACTGTAAATATTTTATCTGGTGCTGTAACTGCTGGCACTCATGCAGTCAATATCTTCACAGGAAATGCCTCTGGAGGCACTCAGACCTATAACCTAGCTACCGGAACGAATGCCGTAGCTATCAATATTGGAACAGGAACGACAGGTGTCAAGACCATTGCTATTGGTGGCACCGCAGCTAACGTGATTACCCTCGGAAACACACAAACAACCGGATCTATTGCTCTAGGGAACGCGCTCACAAGTGGAACAATCTCTCTAGGAGGCACTGCAGGAACTGGACAAATTACGGTCGGCGGAGCTACTAATGCGACAGGTCAAACGGTCTCTATTAATAGCGGCGCATCCATTGCAGGGACTAACGTAGTATCCATCCTTGCGGGTGCAACGCCTGCTGCGAGTCAAACCTTCAACCTAATGACAGGGGTTGGCTCTGCTGGTACATATGCAGTCAATATCTTGACGGGGGCTTCCACTGGAACAACTCAAACCGTTTCAATCGGAACCGGTTCAGCTCAAACGGATGTCACTATCGGCGGTACTGGAGCAAACGTTTTTGCTATCGCCAATACTCAGACAGGTGGCTCGCTAGCTCTAGCTCATGCCATGACAACTGGTAATATCGTAATCGGAGATGCTCAAACCTCAGGAACATTCACGATTGGCTCTACTGGTGTTGGTGCAGGTGCAGTGCGGATATTTGACGGAAGTGGCACTCAAACGATCGCAATGGCGACGGGTGCTGGAGTCAAAACAATTACTATCGGATCAACTACAACAACATCGGCTCTTACACTGAATGCTGGTAGTGGAAATATCAACGTAACTGGTGGTCACTTGGCTATCTCTACTGTTGCTAAGACATTGCTGGTTAATGGTGGGGCAGTCACGGATTTCATTGGAACTGGCGTTCTCACTGCTGGTACACAGACTATCGCTAACACAAACATTGCAACGGGTGATGTGATTATCCTTTCTAGATTGGCTGCAGCTGCTTCAACCACTTTGGGCGTATTGAGTTACACTATTAGTAACGGAGTAAGCTTTACAGTGACTAGCTTGATTCTGGGGACCCCGGGAAGTACACAAACTGGAGATGTCTCCACGTATGCTTACTTTGTGGTTCGTCCTACCTAAGATTGGAAACACGTAACAGAGGTAAAAAGTGGTAGCTAGAGCATTTTTCGAGTCTATAAAAACATTAGCATTCGGATCTATTTCCGCTTCGTATGCAGCTGTTGGCAGTCCTACGACGCATACAGTGAAAGCATTTTGCATTTCAAATAATACGCAAGGAGACATGTATTTTACCGTTGATAATACGCAAGATTCAATGTTTTTGGCGGCGGGAAGTTTTCGATTGTATGACGTGCAAGCGAATATGAATTCGCAATTCGATGACAAATTTGTGTTTCCGATTGGTACGCAATTTTATGTAAAACAGATCACAGCACCTGTTAGTGGGAACGTATATGTTGAGGTGATTTATTAATGTTGAACAAAAAAGAACTAGCTGAAGAGTTTAGTTATGTAGTTCAGCAAGAAATAAGGAATCACAACGATGCTGTTTTAGCAACGAATGTAGCTATTGAAGATTTGCGCAAGCAAATTGTTCAAGTTTACAAGAAATTTGATGAAAAAATAGCTAAAATGCACAGCGATTTATGCACATATCGAGCGGAGATCATTATGTTGAAGGATCAATTCGACAAGACCATCAAAAAATACTCTAGTGATGTGAATGATAAATGCGCTTTGAATGAGCTAGATCTGAAAAGTATTGTTAAGAAAGTCGAGGATAGGGAAATTAATTTCACTCCTATTAGTGATTTTAATAATTTACATAAAAAGATCGATAAATCCTACATAGAAATCAAGAATTCATTCGATATAAAAATAGAGGAATTGAGAAATTCTATATATCAAGTATATAATAAACTATGCACTAGCGTTGAGGATGTGAAGAACGATCTTCATGAAGAAATTTCAGAAGAATCCGAAAGCCGGAAAACATTCGAAAATAGCCTAAATGCTGTTGCTGTCAATTTTGCTGGCTATCAGAGAGAGCTAGAAATCTGTAAGAAGCGATGTTTCGTAATTGAAAAGAACATGGAAAATATATACACCATTATTTCAAGAAAAACGGATTAGGAATTATGAGTTGGGGCGCTAAACAGACATTGGAAGAAGGATTTGAAAAATTTGTCATTCGAAATCCTACTGGATGTTGGGATTGGAGTGGATGTTGTCCAAAAAATCCTGGATATGGGCAATTTGGATTTAATCTAAAAAGAGAGCGCGCACATAGAGCTTCATGGATAATTCATTTTGGTGAAATCCCAAAAGAGATGTTCGTTTGTCATCATTGCGACAACAAACGTTGCTCAAATCCAGAGCATTTATTTTTGGGTACATGCAAGGAAAATAATCTAGATGCCATAAAGAAAAGCCTTCATCCTACAATGGGAAAAATTGGCTCTAAAAATCACATGTCTAAGTTAACAGACCGTCAAATAGAGGAAATTACAAAAGAGTTAGAGAAAAGAAAAGGTATTTCAAAAAAAGATGTTATGAAAAATGGATTATCACAGAAAAAGTTAGCTAAAAAATTTGCAGTATCTCAGTCATCCATTAGTATGATAAACACGCATAAATCACATAAATACCTAAGGAGCAGTTAGTTAATGTCTCAAGCGGGAACCATTGACGTCGAAGCTGCAAATCCTCAAATCCCGACTCTATTCGAGACGGATTCAGGAAATGCCATTCCGATTACCAACACTCTTGAAATACTTGGTGGAGAAGGTATAGATACGAGCGGATCTGGGAACTCCGTAACTATTACCGGAGAAGATGCTACAGCGGCAGCATCTTCCGAATTAGCCAATAAAGGTATTGCATCTTTTGATAGCGCCTCATTTACGGTTACGAGTGGATTTGTGCAATCTATTGGGCATGGGGGATATACATGGAATGATGTGACTAGTGTTGCCTCCCCTACCACTGTTGTCTCTAGCAATATATATGTTGCTCACAATGCAGCTCTGGTAACATTTATTCTTCCTACCACAGCAGTTTTTGGATTTACATTCGGTATCGTTGGTTATGGCGCTGGCGGATGGATCATTACCCAAAATGCGGGTCAATCAATTGCATTTGGCGCTGGATCTACTACAGTAGGTGTAGGAGGATCGATTTATTCGGGAATTGCCAGCAATGTAATATTCGTTTCTTGTATTGTGGCAGATACTGTCTTCAAGGTAATCGATGTCTTGGGGAATCCAAATTATGTTTAAGAGGAAAACTTGAGCCAGGGTGGAATAATTTCAATTGCAGCGGAAGGCACAACGATTATCGGTAAAATTACTGGTAATTCTGGTGTAGTCACTCCAACGAGTAATAATGTAAATATTTTAGGAGCGGGAAGCATTGTTACTGCGGGGTCGGGTTCAACTTTAACGGTTGAATTGACAGGACTTACAAATCATGATTTGCTTCTTGGAGCTGGGACTACGACTATTTCTACTTTAGCTCCCTCATCGACTATCGGCGTACCTTTGATTTCGCAAGGAGCCTCTTCGGATCCGATTTATGGTACTGCCTTAATAGCAGGGGGTGGCACTTCATCAACATCATTTACTATTTATGGGCCAGTGGTCGCAGCCTCTACGACCACAGGTGCGCTTACGTCAATAGCTCCATCGGGAACAATAGGTATCCCATTTATCTCACAAGGCTCTTTAGCTAATCCAGCGTTCGGCACAGCGGTGATAGCGGGGGGTGGGACTGGATCTACCAATTTTAATATTTATGGCCCTGTAGTGGCGAACTCAACTACAACTAGTCCGCTTATATCTGTGATTCCTTCTGCTACAAGTGGTATTCCATTCATCTCCCAAGGTTCATCGGCAAACCCAACATTCGGAACAGCAGTGGTCGCAGGCGGTGGGACTGGGGCGGCTACATTTACCGCCTATGCACCTATCATTGCTGGCACGACCACAACAGGGGCCTTTCAAAGCGCCTCTACAGGGCTTCCGACAAGTGGGTACATTTTAACTAGCGGCGGTTCTAGCGCGGTACCTTCCTTCCTTCAAAACTTTGGGGGATTGACATGGAGTACAACTTCATCGACTACGATTGCCCTCTTGTCCAACAACGCCTATGTAACAACCGCGGGCAGTGCTGTTGCTGCAACACTTCCAGCCTCTCCTGCTCTCTATGATACCATCACGATTATTGTGAACGGAGCTGGTGTGGTTACTATTGGGGAAAATAGCGGTCAACAGATGCGTTTTGGGAATGTCACTACGACTGTTACCACTGGCTCTTTAGCCAATACAGCACAAGGGGATGTGATCACTCTGCGCTGTACAACTGCTGGAGCATCTGCATTTTGGATTATGGAGAAAGCCGTAGGTAACTGGACGGTGGTTTAATGCCACTAAACAACTCTATCAATTGGTCTGTGACGCAATACGATACGCTTGTAGGTGGTGCAAGTAACATTGTCGCCAACGTGAGTCCTGGCACAGCGGCTCAGATCTTAACATCTGCTGGAGTTAGTACAAATCCTTCCTATCAAAACTATCCTAGTTATACACCATCAATCGTAATACAAACCTTCACTGGTACAGGAACTTACACCCCTACTACTGGAATGAGATACTGCAAAATAGAAGTATTTGGGGGTGGTGGCTCTGGCGGCGGCTCTGCGACTACTGATGCCAATACACTCGCTATTTCATCTGGAGGAGGCGCGGGCGGTTACGCAAGAGGATTCTTCTACGCGACCTCAATTGGGACCAGTCAAGCGGTAACTATCGGTGCTGCTGGAGCTGCTCCTTCTGCCGGAAATAATAACGGGAATGCCGGCGGCACGACTAGTGTGGGTGCTTTGATCAGTGCTACTGGTGGAGGAGGAGGCGTAAATTCGGGGATTGTTAGTGCAATTACCATACAGTCTGGAATAGCTGGCGGGACAGGAACGGGCGGAGATGTGCAAGTTTCTGGGTCTGCTTCTGGATTCACATTAGGAGCAACTCCAACGAACCTGCAACTTGGCAACGGTATTCTTCGAACTGGAAGCGGTGGTTTTTTGGGTTTTGGTTCTGGAGCACTCGGAGGCGCCCTCTTTACTGCATCCGCAGCAATTACATCTGTAGCAGCAGGCAACTATGGGGGCGGCGGTAGTGGTTGTGCTTCCATTGGTGTGGGCGGAGGAACCAATGCGGGTGGTGCGGGAGCCGCTGGATTTGTCGTCATTACTGAATGGGTGTTTGCATGACAAAAAATAACATAACCAACTATGCACCGACTCAGTACAACGTTTTAGTCGGAGCATCCAATAATGGGATCACTTCAATAGCCCCTACTTCTGTTGCAGGCCTACGCACGGTTGTTACCTCTGCGGGTTCCTCATCGAACCCTTCTTTCGCTAATGCACCTACCGTTTCATACACCATGGTTAGACAAGTATTTACCGGTTCAGGAACCTATACCCCTACTTCTGGCATGAAATATTGTGTCATTGAATGCATTGGTGGTGGAGGAGGAGGCGGTTCTTCGACAGCAACTCAAGGTGCTAATGCCGTATGTGCTGGCGGAGGCGGAGGAGGAGCCGCGTATTCTAGAGGCGTCTATTCTGCGGCTACCATCGGAGTTTCTCAGGTCGCTACTATAGGCGCGGGGGGAGCGGCTGTAAGTGATGGAGGCACGACCTCTATAGGCGCTGTGATAACAGCAGCCGGAGGCAAAGGAGCGCCTACTACGGCAGGAGGCGGGAATGCCTTTGCGATTTCTGGCGGAGCTGGAGGCAGTACCGGTAGTGGTGGAGCATTTTTATTCCAGGGGGCTGCGGGCATTCCTTCTCTTTGTATTCGAGCAGTTAGTCCGACAGCCGTCCCTGTTTTGCAGTCAGGAAGAGGTGGAAGCACTTTTTATGGTGGAGGAGCCGGAGCAATTCTTAATGTGACTACAGGAGCGTTTACAAGCAATGGAAACGTGGGCACTTCATATGGTGGGGGCGGTTCTGGCGGGGCGAATTCTTTCGGAGGAACAGCGGCTACTGGTGGAGCTGGATTAGCGGGGATTATAATTATTACGGAGTTTGTAACATAATGGTATTAAACAATTCTGATAATTATGCAATCACTCAATACGACGTGCTAATCGGAGGCGCTAGTAATCAAATTACTTCGATTACTCCAAGTACTTCCGGCCTAGCATTGGCTTCCAATGGGACAGCTACAAATCCTAGTTTCCAGATCATCCCCGTTGGGTTCGCTTATATAGAACAAGTTTTTACCGGTTCGGGCACATATACTCCTACCACCGGCATGATCTATGCCGATATTGAAGTATGGGGTGCAGGAGGGGGCGGAGCTGGCGTTGCAGCATCATCTAGTTCCGTAATATCGGCTGGGGGCGGCGGAGGCGCGGGCGGTTATGCACGTAAATTGGTATCAGCAGCAACGATCGGATCTTCTCAGACAGTGACCATAGGAGCGGCTGGGGCTGCAGGAGCTGCGACAAACAGTGGTACAGGCGGGACAGGCGGCACGACCTCAGTAGGGAGCATTGTAAGTGCTACAGGAGGCGTCGGAGGCACAACGACAGCAGGTGCAGTAGCGATTGCTAATTCAGGAGGCGCGGGCGGTGCCGGTGCTAGCGGCGATTTCAATACAACAGGCGATCCCGGCGGATCGGGTTGGGGATATTGTTATGGGCCTCCTGCACAGATCGCCATTGCCGGTTCTGGAGCACATGGGTTTTATGGGGGAGCGCCCATAACTATGGGTAGTGCAGTGACGAGCGCAAGTAGCACGGGCCAAACTGGAACATCCTATGCAGCTGGTGGCAGCGGAGCATATAGCACCCCTAGTGGTAGCGCTCAAGTAGGTGGTGCTGGCTCTGCTGGATTGATAATTATTACGGAGTATTTAAAGTCATGAATTATGCGGTAATCGACGAAAACACAAACATCGTGGTGAATGTAGCTCTTTGGGATGGTAAATCTTTGTGGTCTCCTCCAAAAGGAACTTTTGCAATACAATCTGATGCATCGGGTATAGGATGGTTCTACAACCCAAGTGACGGAAGTTTTACACCTGCTAAGGAAGAATAATGCCATTTGATAATAGCCTAAATGCTACTAGTGCAGGGATACAGACGCTTTCAAGTGTTGGCGTATGGACTGGTAGTCCAGTGACTCGATACGCACTGCTCATTGGAGATGCTGCAAATGCTGTTGCGTCGGTAAGTCCTTCATCAACTAGCGGAATTCCAGTAATTAGCCAGGGCGTTAGTCTAAATCCTACGTTTGGTACAGCAGTCGTCGCCGGCGGTGGTACTGGAGCAGTTACACTAACAGGCATTCTTACAGGAAATGGCACTTCGGCAATTACCGCTAATGCGGTAACGCAGTATGGAACATTGATAGGCGGGGCTGCCAATGCTGTTGCTTCCCTTGGAGTAGCAACAAATGGACAGATCGTTATTGGTAGCACTGGCACAACACCAGTACTTGCAACGATTACCGAAGGCGCTGGAATCAGTATAACTAATGGCGCAGGCTCGATTACAATCGCTGTTAGTGGAGAAGGATTAACTTGGTCAGAGACTAGCGGCGTATTTACGGCAGTTACAGCAAATGGATATTCACTCATTGGCGCTTCCACCGCAACGCTTCCCGCCTCTCCCAGCACTGGAACCACCATTGTTTTCCAATGCAACACGGCGAGTGCGGTTGTGATTACCGCTGCTGGTACCCAGATCATCCGAATCGGAGGCTCCGCCTCTTCGGCTGGTGGTACAGTGACTAACACAGCGATCGGGAATGCCCTTACTTTGACCTACAGTGCGACAAATACCGTCTGGATAGCCAGAGGGGTTCAGGGGAACTGGACGATCGCTTGAAGATAAACAGGAGATAAATGGCCACCAACAACGCAACGGACTATGTTCCGGTTCAACATGATGTTATCCTAGGAGCAGCTAGCGGAGGTATCACTTCCTTGGCTCCGAGCGCGACGAGTGGTGTTCCCTTAATCTCCCAAGGCTCTTCTAGCGATCCTACGTTTGGTACGGCAGTCGTCGCCGGCGGCGGCACGGGCTCAACATCCTTTACAGCCTATGGGCCTGTACTTGCCGGAGCGACGACAACCACCGCATTATCCTCTATAGCTCCTTCGGCAACATCAGGAGTTCCCATTATATCACAAGGTTCATCAGCGCAGCCGGCCTTCGGAACAGCAGTCGTCGCCGGCGGTGGTACTGGTGTAGCGACTATGACGACGGCCTATGCGCCGGTATGCGCGGGGACTACCGCGACAGGTGCTCTGCAAGTGGCGAGTACAGGACTAACGACTAGTGGGTATATCTTAACCAGCAATGGCGGCAGTGCTCTTCCTTCTTTCCAGGTTAATGCGGGCGCTTCTGGGTTCACAGTAGTAAATATACAGTCGTTTACTGCTTCAGGGACGTATACGCCTACCGCTTCGATGAAATATTGTATAGTCTATTGTCAAGCACCTGGAGGCGGTGGGGGTGGTGGAGATGGTGATGGAGCGAATCAAAAGGTGGGAGCTGGTGGCGGCGCGGGGGGATATGACTTCAATAAATTTAGTGCAGCAACGATTGGCGCCAGTCAAACAGTAACGATTGGTGCGGTTGGCGCGGGGGGAATCGGTAATAATTCTGGCGGTACTGGAGGTACGACCTCATTAGGCGCTCTAATATCATGCACGGGAGGTACTGGCGGAGCGAATGGCAATTCCACTTCGTCGATTGCTGGAGGAACGGGCGGAGTAGGTACCTCGGGAGTTTTATCTATGACCGCGGGTTCTGCAGAAGCGATTCCGACGAGTCCTAAAATGACTGGTGCCGGCGCCTCTAGTTTTTTTGGGGATGGAGCGCCAGGGAAATTTATCACAAGTGGCCCCATTAACGGTAATTCGGCCACAGTTTATGGTGCGGGCGGTAGTGGCGCAGTAAGTGGCGCTACCGAGGCTTCGGCAACCGGCGGTGCCGGCGCAGCAGGTGTGATAATCATAACGGAATTCATTTGAAAACCATCTTGCTATTTTCCCTACTCCTAGTCTCCTGCGAGCCCAAGCCGTCCAACGAATTGGAAGCCATGGGTGAGGATTGCCTTAAGGCAAAATCTGGCCTCCAAATCACAATCATGCCTGTCGACAAGCCGGAAAAAGACAAAAAATAATCATTCTGATATTTTTAGATGTCTAACCACAAGGAGTTCATGAAACATATTCTTCCTACAGATACTATAAATAAAATTCTTAATTACCTGGCCGGTAAATCATATTCTGAAGTTTCTCTTCTTATTGAGGAGATTAGAAAATCAGCGGTGCAATGCTCGGAGCCAAAATGTTCTGAGAGTTGTTCTTCTGAAGAAGTCACCGAAGTAAAGTAATTGAATACAGGAGCCTACAAGGATTTTAAATGTAGGCTCCATTAATATTTAAATATAATATTTACTCAAGTCTAATTTAATCTTATTTTTTTTAGCGAAAATCTCCAATTCTTTCATTTTTATGATCCAAGCGCATCCCTTTCTAGAAGATTTGATATCGCCTTCCATTATTTTAAAATATAAATGATTGTATGTTTTACCTAACATTCTTGCTGCATTTCCAATAGAAATTTCAGTTTCCGTATAGAGGGGTTTCCCATTTTTTTTGCTAAAATCGCGACGATATCTACGAGAGCGGAATTTCAGCAAATCCTCTTTTCGGATTGCATGTTGCTCTGTAATTGGATCTCGGATACTTTTTAATAGCCCTTTGGATAGGAGTGCATATACGGAAGCTACGTTAACTTTTGTAACCTTTGCAATTTGTTTTACGGTTAACACTTCGGGCCCATTTTTTATTTCTTCATCGATTAATTTGTGATTCTTAATTGCCATATTCCAACATCTTTTTTTCTGTATTTTTCTAAATCGATATCTTTTAGCTGTTCTATCAAAGAATAATCGACAGATCCTTTTCTAAAAGTTTTAAAAACTGATACATTTCCTATTCGTGTTTTAGGAGAAGTAGTCAATTTAATCAGCTCCTGTTTCAGCGACTCCTTTTGGGCCTCTAGCATCTCAATTTCTGAGCAGATGAATTCATATTGTTTTGCCAACTCATTGGCCTCAGGATCGTTTATCGTCACTTCGGCAGGATCTATCCTCCTTAGAGCTCGTTCAGAAGCTATAGAGCTAAACAGCTCGAGTTCTGCGCATGTTGCTTCCCTTAATTCATTTGAGTTAATCGTGACCATAAACTTTTTGCTTGATTATAAATGTTTCATGTTTAAATTGTTCCGTAAGATCCTCATCTTTTTCCCAGATAGCATTTTTGCCTTTCAGGACGTAGACATCATTTTCTATTTTATTAATCCAAGAGGATCCCACCTCCACTCGATGATCAAAAATTGAGGGGGGACGATTCGACTTAATGATGTTCTGTTTGTAGAAAAACTCTTGCAGAGCTTCCTTAATTATTTTCTTGATCCATTGCATTTTCTTTTTCCTTAGCCAACATTTTAAAATCTCTCTTCATACCTTCCAGAAAGTTTAGAAAGGCATCGTACTTTATTTCGTGATATATAAATGATACGAGCACATAAGTCTGACAAATTTTGATCGAATTGGAAATGCTAATATTATTAAAAGAAAATAAATCTGACAAAAGTTTCAGATTTCTTTCTGCATCTTTTTGAAACATTTCACAGCTCCGATGACATATCTATTTCTGTCTGTATCATAATTTTATTTTTCTGTGCATTGCGAGTAGCTGAATCCAGAGCTGCCTTGAATCTTCGAGCCTCAAGCTTCGATAGATCTGGGATTTTGTAATGCGTTAGCAGTCTAGCTTTGTACTCATCATTTTGGCCAATAGCATCGATGAGTTGTCCCATTTGCATTTCCGTTATCACGGCTAGAGGCTCTGAAATGGACTTAGGAGACTCTAAGATCGCGTCATTCACTGGCGAAGGTGTTTCTACGTTGTCCTGTATTTTTTCGTCTCCTGGCATCTCTCCAAGCACGTAGCAGTTCATCAAAGCGTCGGGCATGAACTTCCTTGCTCCTCCACTTAGACAACGACTGTAAAACATATCTCTCGGAGATTTTTTCCAATTATCTTTTGACATATAGCCAGCTCTTTGTGCGTCTGCTAGTGTAAATTCATATTCAAAAGCATCCCCCTTCCCTTCCTGGCGATCGCATCTAACAAATCGGATCTTGCAACCTTCCGCCGTTAAATAGAGCACATCCGCTCGATGACCCTTATTCACGATCAGCATATTCATGAGCTGAGCAGAAAGCGTCACAGCTCCTTCGATGACATGCATACCTTTGTTGAGGCACATCATTGGAGGGAGTCCCAACTCTCGGGCCGCTAGATAAATTGCTAGCACTCCTCCAGCTCCCATTTTTGCATAGAACGGGCAAGTAGCTAATACAGTAGCAATGCTAATGAACTGTTCCATTTCGCTCTGTTTCGGGATGAATGATTGTTGATTTTGTAAAGTTAATGTGTTCATTTTCTCCAATTTATTTCTTATATTTGCGAGGCCTGAGGGAGTTTCATTGCTTTTCCCTTCAACATGTCGTATGATAACATATGTGTCAGTTCTAGTCAATATTTAAAGGAGCATTAATGAATCTTAGACGATGGTTATTCGAGAAGAACATGACGATTACTTCTTTTGCAAAATTGGTAGAAACCAATCGTACGTATATTCAGCATTGGATGGCTGGTCAGAAACCCTCGCAGCATATGCTAAATCGAGTCAGGAAAATCACCAATGGCGATGTATTTGAATTCATCGATCTGATCAATGAACATCCGTCCGGGAAAAAGTGATTACTCCCCCGCCTAAAGGCGGAGGCTTCTAGGGATTTCTCCCAGGCTATCTAATCCGAGAGCCAAAATATTCTGCGCTGCGTTGAGATCCCTGCTAACTTGGTAGCCACATTTACAGCAACAATGTTCTCTTTCCGAGAGCGTTTTTACAGCTCGATTCTGACATCTGTTGCATGTCTGTGTTGTATAGGCAGGGTTCACCACTCCTAACTTCCTACCAGCTTCTACCGCTTTGTAGGTGAGGAACTGACGAAACTGATTCCAACTCACATCTGTAATGCTTTTTGCTAAGTAAGACCCTTCCATCATCTTCCGAATATTCAGGTCTTCTATGCAAATGTATTGGTACTGATCAACGATTTTCTTAGACTCTTTATGACAAAAATCCCTTCGCTGATTAGCTATTTTTTCATGGATCTTTGCCGCTATTTTACCCTTTTTTTTACGTACCGGCGATCCTTTTTCTGTCTTGGCAAGGTTTCTTTGCGCTTTGGCAAGACTCTTTTGTCCTTTTTGGAAAAATCTGGGATTTGGAATTTCCTGTCCATTAGATAGGACAGCAAAATTTTTAAGGCCAA